TTCTTCAAGCTTGGATGGAAGAAGATTATCATTTAAAAAGACCACAAGTAGTTTATGACCATACACTTACTATAAGTAAATTTTGGTCAGTGCTTTCAGAAGAAGACAAGGAATATATACAATGTGCACAAGATGCAATAACCGAAAAATCGACAATATCATGGAAACCTAATGGCAATACTACAAAAAAATAAAAAATCACACTTAATTAAAAATATGTTTTTAGATGAAGGAGTTGATATTGCAAGATACGACCAAGTCAAATATCCACAAATCGAAAAAATTACCGATAAACAATTAGGATTCTTCTGGAGACCAGAAGAAGTCGACGTATCCAAAGATAAAAAGGATTTTAACGACTTAACCGACCATGAACAACATATTTTCACATCTAATCTCAAAAGGCAAATATTACTGGACTCTGTACAAGGTAGGGCCCCAAACCTTGCTTTCCTTCCTATTGCTTCGTTACCCGAAATTGAAAACTGGATTGAGACCTGGTCCTTTTTTGAAACTATTCATAGCCGTAGTTATACTCATATTATTCGCAATGTCTATTCTGACCCTTCTATTGTTTTTGACAGCATGCTTGATATAAAAGAAATTATGGATTGTGGTTCAGATATCGCAAGCTATTATGAAGAATTAATATCAGATAACAATTCAGCTTCTAATAAAATGTCTCATAAAACATCATTATATATGGCTATGCTTTCAGCAAATGCTCTTGAAGGAATACGTTTTTATGTATCCTTTGCTTGCAGTTGGGCATTTGCTGAACTTAAAAAGATGGAAGGTAATGCTAAGATTATTAAATTTATAGCAAGAGATGAAAATACTCATCTTGCAGCAACTACAGTTATGATTAAAAATCTATTAAAAGAAGATAAAGATTTTCAAAAGATAGCAAAGAAAGAAGAAGAAGCAGCTGTAAAGCTTTTTGTAAATGTTATAGAACAAGAAAAAGAATGGGCAAGGTACTTATTTAAAGATGGTTCAATGATTGGTCTTAATCAAACAATACTCGAAAACTATGTTGAATGGATAGGATGCAAAAGAATGAGAGCAATTGGATTACCATGTCCTTATACTGTTCCTCAGATGAATCCATTACCTTGGACAGAGAAATGGATATCTGGAGGTAACGTACAAGTTGCACCACAAGAAACAGAAATAACTTCATATATAACTGGTGGAGTTAAACAGGACGTCGATAGTTCTACATTAAAAGGATTAAGTTTATAATGTTTGTACCTTGGTTCACAAAGCCCGATACGGAAAAGAAAGTATTACAAATCGTAAATCTCTCTCCTGATGAATCTTGGATTGAGAAAATTGTTGACGTTCACCCAATGAAACAAATAGCAATAATGTCAGTAGTTCAAGTATGCGTATTTGGATTTATGTTATTATGCTTTAAAATAATAGGAGTAATATTTAAATGATTATAATATATGGAAAAACACAATGTCCTTATTGCGATATGGCAAAAAATATGTGTGAGCAAAAAGGTATAGATTACGAATATAAACAGCTTGGAACAGATTTTGATAGAAATGAAATGCTAGAAACATTTCCAGGTGCAAGAACATTCCCACAGATTATAGTTGATGGTCAAAAGATTGGTGGATATACAGAACTAAAAGAATTAGTTGATTTAGAGTTATGATTTTAGAGTGCGAATATTGTTTTTCACGCATAATCATAAAACCAGATGACGAAATAAAAATTAATTTTTGTCCTCATTGTGGTGAACCAACTGATGATGATGCAGAAGAGTTAGACTTTAATGAATAAATGGATATATCAAGGCGTTGCATTTAATCCGGATGAACCTTTTACTTTCGAAAGATACGGTAAAGATTGGTATGGCTTTGTCTATTGTATTACTAATCGAGCAACAAATAAAAAGTATATAGGCAAAAAATTCTTTTGGAAGCCTAAAACGTTACCTATTACTAAAAAAAGAAAAAGACGTCAAAGACTTAAAGTCGAATCAGATTGGCGTACCTATTATGGTTCTAATAAACATCTACAAGATGATGTTGCAAGTATGGGTGAAGACTTTTTCTATAGAGAAATACTACATTTATGTAAATCAAAAGGTGAATGCGCTTATATGGAAACTAAGGAACAGTTTGACAGAGAAGTGTTGATGACTGAAGACTATTATAATGGAATAATCAATTGTAGAATTGGTGGGAATGCAGTAAAAAACTTAAAATAAACCTTTACATTTGCTTAAAAGTATGGTATAATATAGTATATGACGAAAAAATATAAAGACAATATTATCCCATTTCCAACGAAAGAAGATATACAAGTAAAAGAAGATTCAGAAATTTTAGACGATTTAAGTAACGAATGTGTTGAATCATCTCATTTTCTATTAGAAGTAATGGAAGAGTTTATTAATTCAGGACAAGTAAGCGAAGGATTAATGGACTTAAATTTTAGAGATGAAACGGTACAAGAATCAAGAGATATGTTTGTTATAGTTAATATGTTAAATGCAATGTTTAATAGATACTATGGCATTCCACATGGATTACACCAAACACTCGATAATGCTTATATCAAAGTAAAAGAAATGATTCTTTTAAATGAAGAAGCAAATCATGATTTAGCTGAGTTTGTATTCACACCAGAAGGTAGTGACCAAGAAATTCTCTTTACTCCTGACTTTGACTTAGACCCACCAGAAGAGGACCCTGATGATACTAATTGATTATTCACAGATTGCATTAAGCAATATAATTGTGCAAAAACTAAATGATGAAAGCATGATAAGACATATGATACTTAACAGTATTAGAATGTATAACAAAAGATATAGAGAAGAATATGGCCAACTTGTTATATGTGCTGATGGTATGAACACTTGGAGAAAAGACTTTTTTCCAGAATACAAAGCTGCACGTAAAAAGAACAGAGATAGTTCAAGTCAAGATTGGACTGAAATCTTTAGGATATTACATACAGTTCGTGATGAAATAAATGAATATATGCCATATAAAGTTGTACACCTAGAAGGCGTAGAAGCTGATGATATTATTGGTACACTTACAATGCAAACACAAGAGTTTGGTCAAGCTGAACCAGTAATGATTATATCATCCGATAAAGACTTTATACAATTACAAAAGTTTAACAATGTAAAACAATATAGTCCTATACAAAAGAAATTTGTCACTGATAAAAATCCAAGAACTTATTTGTTTAATCATGTAATGAGAGGAGATAGTGGCGATGGTATACCAAACGTTCTTTCAGCTGATGATACATTTATATCTGAAAAAAGCCAAACTCCTTTAAGACAAACAAAGATAGATAATTGGTTAGAAAATGCTGATAGTCTAAGAGAACACATGGATGATGAGATATATCGCAACTATCAACGTAATAAAAAGCTTATCGATTTAACTGATATACCAGAAGACATACAAGAAAACATTATAAATACTTTTAACGGGCAAACAAAAACGCCTAACATGAGAGTGTTGAACTATTTAATTAAAAAAAGATGCAATCATTTGATTGAGGTCGTGGAGGAATTTTACAATGGCTAGAAAATTAATATCGGAAGTCCTAGCAGAAGCAGGCAAAATCGTAAAGCGTGATGAACGAATAAAGTTCTTACAGCTTAATAAATCACCAGGTCTTACTGACATACTTAGAATAAACTATGATGATAGTGTAATATCTTTATTACCAACAGGAGCTCCGTCTTATAAAAAAGATGATGCACCTAAAGGATATGAATATACTATACTAAATAAAGCATATAATCAATTTAAGTATTTCTTTAAAGGTCCTATAGCAAATAATATGAAACCTCTTAAGAGAGAAGGATTGTTTTTAAACTTACTTGAATCACTTAATGAAGAAGAAGCAGAATTACTTATAGCTGCTAAAGATAAAAAAATGAAAGTAAAAGGTATAACTAAAAAATTAGTTAATGATACTTTCCCTGGACTATTATTAAAATAATCCTTTACATTTACCACGTTTTGTGGTATAATATATATTATGAACATTTTTATACTCAACAATGACCCAGTACTTGCAGCTCAAGAGCAATGCGATAAACATGTAGTTAAAATGATTGTTGAATCAGCACAAATGCTATCAACAGTTCATCGTATGCTTGATGGTACTATGGAACGTAGACCATCTAAGTCTGGCGCAATGCTTCAATACTGGAAGCTTCATGATGACCGTGAAGATATACTATACAAAGCATGTCATTTCAATCATCCATCAACAGTATGGACAAGAGAATCAAAAGCTAATTATCAATGGCACTATGAACATTTTATTGCGCTATGTGACGAATATACATATAGGTATGGTAAAGTGCATTCAACAGATACTAAACTAAGAAAAGAGTTAAAACAAGTACCTACAAATATACCAGTAAAACATATGACTCCATTCAAGCTTGCAATGGGTTCTAATCCTGAATGTATGTTTGAAGATGCAGTTAAATCTTACAGAGCTTTCTATCATACTAAACAAGAAAAATTCAGTATGGTATGGACTAAAAGGCCTATACCAAGTTGGTTTAATGCGATATAAATTATACGAACATAGGTATACCTTTAAAGGTCAATTTGCTTATGCGGCTAATTGTATAGAGCATGCGATGGATATGTTAGGTCATGAAAAAGTAGAAGATAATCCTGACTTACATATCTATAATCATACCTCTCGAGATACTGAACCTGATATGCCAGAAAATTCTATTATATTTAAACCTACAGCTCCAACAAGTCAACACTTTCAAATATGTGATTTAGGATATGCTAATAGTTCTCGTATTACATTTGAAGAACCAGTTGAATATGAATTTAGAAAAGTGCAAGATAGCGAATGGAATGATGTACAAGATATGATAGAGAGAAGAGCAAACAAATGGGATAATGCTGGTCTCTTTAAATGGACTGAACCTTTTAATATTAAAAAAGACCACATATTAATCCTAGGTCAAATGCCAGAAGATGAAACAGTAAAAGGATTTGGATTTGGTAATCATTGGGATAAGCTATGTCAAGTAGTTGAAAAGTTAAATGATAGAGATAATTTAGTTATTAAATTACATCCAAGAATTAGAAAAGCATCTCATGTCGTACCTAATTTAAATGACCAAATAGAAAAATGGCAAAAGGCTGGTCATCAAGTGTTCTCTAAATTCGAATCAATACATGCTATATTACCTAAAACAAAGGTAGCAATAATAGAAAATAGTACATCAGGTATTGAATGTATGATGCATGATGTACCAATAATTTCTTATGGTTATCCTGATTATCATTGGATAACAAAAGATTTAAGAATCTTAACTCAATTAAATGAATGTATAGATAATATGAATTGGTTTAATAAAAAATTAAGTAGACAATTTTTAATATGGTACGTTAATGATTATTTGTGTTATGATATACCATCAACAATGAAACGATTAGAGGAGTTAGTATAATGCCAACATATGAATTTAAAAATAAAAAAACTGGAGAAGTGTTTGAAAAATTCTTTTCGTATGATAATAAAGTAAAATTTCTAGAACAAAACCCTGATGTGATATCACATTACACCACTTTAAATATAGACCACGATGGGGGTAAATCAGTACTTACAAGAGCTGGTAGTGGTTGGAAAGAAGTACAAGATAGAATTAAGTCTGGTATGCCACCAAAAGATAGGAGCAATATTAAATCAAAATGAAGTTTAAACATGAAGCAGTTGATTTAGGTTATAATGACCTAGAAGCTGTCACGGGAGATAAAGGAAGATTTTATACTGACCCAGAAGGAAATAAATACGCATCAGTTACGACAGTATTATCAATACTCTCAGAAGAAGCAATACAAGCGTGGCGTGCGCGCGTAGGTGAAGAGGAAGCAAATAGAGTATCGCGTATCGCAAGTAGTCGTGGAACAACAGTCCATAACATTATAGAAAAGTATGTAGCAAATGACCCTGAATATCTTAAAGGAGAAATGCCACATAACGTACAAACATTTAAAGACATACAACCTGTTTTAGATGAATGTGTTACAAAGGTTTATCAACAAGAAGCTCCTCTTTTTTCTAAACACTTAGGTTTAGCTGGAAGAGTAGATTTAGTTGGTCAATGGAAAGGTGTTGATTCAATTATAGATTGGAAAACATCGCGTAAGCTAAAAAAGAAAGAATGGATTAGTTCATACTTTATGCAATGTTCAGCTTATGCTATTATGTGGGAAGAAAGAACTGGTGTACCTATAAAACAATTAGTTGTTTGTATTGCTGGAGATGAAGGACCACAAGTCTTTATAGAAGACAGAGATAGATGGACAAAAAAGCTTTTGGAAACAATAGCTGAATATAAACGTAGAAAACTATTTGGGAGATAGAAATGGCAAATTATAGAGGAAGACTCTTAGAAACTATTAAAACATCAGCAAAAGCTAATGTTGACAGACATCTAATGAATGCTGAAGTATTATTAGGTAGTCATGTCGGTGTTGCAGAACATAGCGATATGATAGAAACTATAGAGAAAGAACTTTTAGAAGTAACAAAACACCAGGATATATTAGAAGCATTAAAGCTAATAGGCAAATAAAACTTATAAATAGATATTTACATTTAATTAAAAGTGTGGTATAATATATCTATGAAAGATTTTACAGAGTTTTTAACAGAAGGAGCAGGGAAAGGGTTAACTATATTTGATATAGATGATACTTTATTTGTTTCGAAAGCTCGTGTAATTGTTGTTAATACAAATACTGGAAAAACAAAAGCTTTAACTCCTCAAGAGTTTAATACATATAAACTAAGAAATAATGAAGAATATGATTATGGTGAGTTTAAATCAGCAAAGATTTTTTATCAAACTGCTACTCCTATAGGTCGTATGATTAACAAAGCAAAAGCAATTATTAAAAATGCTACAGCTAAAGGTTCAAAAGTTATTATCGTGACAGCAAGAGCTAACATGGATGATAAAAAGCTTTTTATAAAGACTTTAGAATCTCATGGATTACCAATGAAAGATGTTTATGTAGAAAGAGCAGGTAATATGAGTGGTTCAAGTGCTGAAAATAAAAAAGTTATATTTAGAAAGTATTTAAAAACAGGTGAGTATGCAAGAATAAGATTATTCGATGACCACAAAGAAAATCTTCAAGCATTACTTGATTTGAAAAGAGAGTTTCCGGAAGTAGATATGTTTGCGTATCTTGCTAACTTAAAGGGAAGCGTTAAAAGAATAAAATAGGAGTATATTATGCCAATAAAATTAGGAAAGTCGCATACGACAATAGATAGAGCTACTAAAAAAGCTACAACAGTTCATCCTTATATCAAAGGATTTAGTAAAACGGATTTAATTGAAAAATATAATGCGTCAAATACTAAACCAAAGGATAAACAAAAAATTAAAAATGAATTAGTGAGGAGAGGTGGAGTTGTCTTCGAATAATTTACAGCGAATTAAGGAAGTCCTTAATTTAGATGCATGGAGAAAGAAACAAAAAAGCTTATTTAGAAAAAGAATTATAAGTACTGTTTTGGCGATTGTATTGATAATTGGAGCATTATATTTTTATTATGGATAATAAACAATGGCATGGAGGAAAGGGTTCTAAAAGAAGAAACTCTAATGAAGAACTGTATGCTGACAATTGGGAAAAGATATTTGGTAAAAAGAAGCTAGAGGTAAAAGCACGTAAAGCTCAGCCATCTCATTCTATTACACAAATTCATAAAGATAAGTCAAAAGTTATACCAAGGAAGTATAAATATAATAACGAGGAAGAAATATGAGCATAGATATCGATAAATTCGATTTTGGATTTACAGCTGTTGATGAAAATGAACTTGAAGCTGTACAAAAACTATCAACAGAAGCTTCAACAGTTGCTGCAAGCGCAGAACAAAATGAAGAAAAACTAAATAGTTTATATAATGCAATCTTACCTTTACTATCAAATTTAAAAGCAAATCCAGAAAAGGATTATATTTACTGGCCAAATAGGACA